TGTAGCTTTGCCCCCCGAAGTTATTGAAGTGATCGACAACGCGGTCATCACGCATATGGAGCGAGTAGACGGAGTTGATACAACCCGTGACTTGCAACGTTTTCCCTATTCATTGGCGGGTTAAACTTTGAATTATCTGGCACTTTGCGACAAGCTGTTAAAAGAAACAGGACTAAGCGATCAGGGCGTGTCTTCTGTTGTTGGCCAAACGGGCCTCAACAAGAAAGCCGTTGATTGGATTAACCGAGCCTGGACTGAAATCCAGAATCTTAACGACTGGAACTTCCTATGGCAAACCGGTTCTTTTAGCACTGTAAATGGCCAACAAAACTACGATCCAGTATCTAACCTGGCACTTTCGCCTGCGTTAAATAAATGGGTTCATAGTTCCGTACGCATCACGGAGAATGGATTGACAGGTTATTTAACCTACATCCCATGGTCCACTTGGTCGCGTACCTCATTCACCAGCGCGAAGCCTGTTGGCTTCACGATCAGACCGGACGGAGCACTCTCTTTCAATACACTGCCAGATGCGGTGTACACGATCGACTTTGACTATTACCGGACACCACAACAGCTCACAGCAAACACAGATGAGTTGTTATTAGCAGAGCAGTATCACGATGCGGTTCTGTATAAAGCGATCCTTTATGTAGCCGCAGAGCAAGACGCTCCTGAGTTATATCAAGACGCACAGTCACAGCTCAACATCAGGCTATCAGCCATGGGCGTGACTGCATTACCTAGTATCACTTTAGCTGAAAGACCGGTGGCGTAACGATGTCAGTTCAATCCCAAGCATGGCCTCTAGGCGGCGGTCTTGACCTTGTAAGTCCAGCACTTCAGATGAGTGCAGGCAAGGCGATCTTAGCCCAGAACTATGAGTGTGCCATGAATGGTGGTTATCGCCGCATGGACGGCTACACGATCTTTGATGGCCGCACCTCTGGGACGTCATTAACAGTACCTGGCAGCGGACCGATTCGGGGCGTTTGGGAATATAACAATGTGGTATACGCCTTCCGCGACAACGCAGCGGGCAGCGCATGTATTATGCACAAATCAACCACCAGCGGATGGGTTGTCGTTTCGACAACTGCGTTAACCGCTGGCGGTAACTATGAGTTCGTAAACCACAACTTCACGGGTCACTCAGGTAGCCAGAAGATGTACGGCTGCGATGGCAAGAACAAAGCCTTTCAGTTCGATGGTACGACATTCACACAACTCAATACAGGCATGACAACAGATATTCCATCACACGTTGGCGTTCATAAGAACCATTTGTTCTTAGCGTTTAGCGGTGGTTCGATCCAGCACAGTGGTACAGGTGATCCAACAAGTTGGACCTTGGTTACAGGGGCAGGTGAGATTGGCATCGGTTCCGAAGTGACTGGATTAAACAGTATGCAGGGTAACTCGTTAGCGATTACCGGCATCAATCAGATTTCCGTTTTATACGGCACGTCTAGTTCAGACTGGGATTTAAAGTCGTTCTCTCCTGCCATTGGCGCAGTAGACAAGACTCACGCCCAGATGGACTCAGACCTTTATTACTTTAACGGCGACGACCTTAGTAGTCTGACCGCCACACAAGCGTTTGGTGACTTTGAATCAGCCAGTATTTCTGCGTTGGTTAAGCCTTACATCGATGCTCGTAAAGAAGACACCGTTGGCGCAACTGTTAACCGTGACAAGAACCAATACCGCCTTTTCTTCAGCGATAAGACTGTATTAGTTGGAACCATTATAAACCGACAGCTTGTTGGTTTTAGCACTTGGTTGTTGGAACACACACCAAGCTATGTCACAGAGCATTACATGGGCTGCACCGATGGCAGCGTCATGCTTATGGATAGCGGTACGTCGTTCAATGGCACTGCCATTCGATCGTACTTACGTCTTCCATTTACTAACTTAAACAGTCCGCACAAGAAGAAGCGTTTTCGTAAAGCAACACTAGAGCTGGCAGCAGGTAGCCAGGCGACGTTGAACTACCTAGCTGACTACGATTACGGTACTGGCGGATCATCATCCAGCGCAGCGACTACGGTTTACGGCGGTGGTGGATTCTGGGACGTTGGATCTTGGGACAACTTTGTTTGGTCCAGCGCAGTCGTGGCATCAGCAGAAGCTTACTTAAATGGCAGTGGTCGGAACATCAGTTTATTGATTGTTCATTCGAGTGCTACCGATCCTTCCTTTACTTTGCAGGGCGTACAACTGAACTACAGCTTACGAGGCTTAAATAGATGAGTAATACTTTCACTAAACCATCAGATCTCATCGCAGGTACTACTGCCCGTGCAGAAGATATTAACAACCGTGCGGATGCCACAGAAACTGGCTTTGATAACGTTGAGGTTATTACTAACCGGACGATTAAACTACCTGTCGGTACGACTGGCGATCAGCTCATCTCTGAGTCTGCTGCAAACCGTGCGCTTAAAGAGATTGGTTTTGATGCTAGTGGCGCATTAACTCTCATAAGCTCTGCATTCCAATGGAAAGGTGACTGGGTAACGTCAACAGCTTATATCAAGAATGATGTAGTCCGCGATAGTGGCACAAAGAACATCTATACAGTTCAGTCTAACCACACTGCTGGTGTATTAGCGACTGACATTTCCGGTGCTAAGCTATCCTTAGCGATTAACGTTGCAGACGTTGAGACCGCTAAGACCGCAGCACAAACCGCACAAACAGCAGCCGAGTTAGCAGAAACGAACGCTGAAACGGCAGAAACGAATGCTGAATTGGCAGAGGCTAATGCTGAAACAGCAGAAGCAAACGCAGCAGCAGATTTAGTTCTTACGAATGCGGACGTAGTGTTAACCCATGCGGATGTGGTTTTAACTCACGCCGATGTAGTGACTACAAATGCTGATGTTGTATTGACTCATGCAGACGTTGTACTGGCCGAAGCCGATAAAGTACAAACAGGTTTAGACAAAGCTGCCACTAACGCTGACGTCTTACTGACCAATGCCGATGTAGTTTCAGCAGAAGCTGATAAAGTTCAGACCGGTCTTGACCGTGTAGCTACAGCAGCAGACGTAGTTCTTACTCATGCAGACGTAGTCCTGGCAGAGGCCGATAAAGTTCAAACTGGATTAGATCGAGTTGCTACTGGAAACGATAGAGTAACCACCAACGCCGACGTAGTATTAACCCACGCCGATGTTGTTACTACTAACGCTGACGTAGTTCTTACTCACGCCGACGTGGTACTAGCTGAAGCAGACAAGGTTCAAACGGGTCTTGATCGCGTAGCTACAAATGCTGATGTTGTATTGACTCATGCAGACGTTGTACTGGCCGAAGCCGATAAAGTTCAGACCGGTCTTGATCGCGTAGCCACCGCAGCAGACGCAGTGCTTACAGCAGCGGACGTTGTTAGCGCAGAGGAAGATAAAGTCCAAACAGGTTTAGATCGTATCGCTACAGCAGCAGACAAAGTCGCTACTAACGCAGACGCCGCTTCCACATCCGCTAGCGCAACAGCAGCAGCCAACTCAGCAGCCGCTTCAGCAGCAGCCCTAGATTCATTCGATGACCGCTACTTAGGCGCCAAGTCCTCAGCCCCAACCGTTGATAACGATGGTAACGCCTTAGTTGAAGGTGCATTGTACTTTGACTCTCCATCCAATGGCATGAAGGTTTGGGATGGCGCATCTTGGATCGCTGCCAGTGCGGCTGGTACAGCTTCATTGTTGACCTATAAGTACATTGCTACCAATAACCAAACAACCTTCACAGGCGCAGATGCTAACGGCGTATCACTAACCTACACAGTGGCTAACATCATCGTAATGCTTAACGGTATTACATTAGACGCTGCTGACTTCACGGCTACCTCTGGTACGTCCGTAGTCTTAGGCACAGGGGCTGCTACGGGTGACGAGCTAGTTGTTGTAGCCTTCAAGTCATTCACTGTTGCAGACCACTATACGCAGGCACAGGCTGATGCTTTGTTGGCTGCTAAAGCGCCTTTGGCTAGTCCTAGTTTTACTGGCAATGTAACGGCTGATGGGGCAAACATAACAGGCCAAACAGACATTGAGTCAGGAGCTAGTTTAGGGGCAGGCCTAAATGTTAATCGTACAAGTCACCCATCTTACGGGGTTATTGCGGGCGGTACTGATACGGTCTATCACTCAATAAAGCCTGTTGGAGGCTCACATAAAACGTATATGAAAGTATCTGACGGCAACGATGTCAGCTTCATGGACGACACAGGCACTACT